CTGACTTACGGGGGTTTACAAGTTTAAGTGAGAAATTAGAACCTGAACAAGTAACAGACATTATGAATAAAGTTCTTACGGCACAAGTTAAATTAGTTCAAGCCCATGGGGGTATGGTGGACAAGTTCATAGGCGACGCATGTATGGCGATCTTTAACTCCCCCCTAGATTTAGATAACCACGAACAACGTGCCGTCGCCTGTGCCCGAGATATGCGTATGGCTATTCATCTTTTAAATAAAGAATTACCAGTAAAAGTAGCAATAGGCATAGGTGTTAACACAGGGGAAGCTGTAGTTGGTAATATGGGATCTGATACTAGATTTGATTATTCAGCTATAGGGGACGCAGTCAATACTGCAGCTAGACTTGAAAGTGCAACAAAAGAAGAAGGGGTAGATATATTAATTGGCAAACGAACAGCTTTAATAGAAAAAAAATGCAAGCCACATGGAAACATAAAAGTAAAAGGTAAAGCAGAACCTTTACAAGTGTATACTATATAGATGGCACGTAATTACAAAAAAGAATATGCTAACTACCAAGGCACAACTGAGCAAAAGAAACGACGTGCTATGAGAAATAAAGTAAGAAGGCAACTTATAAAAGAAGGTAGAGTTAGAAAAGGAGATAGGACAGATGTTCATCATAGAGATGGAAATCCTATGAATTTTAATAAAAGTAATTTAGTAGTTCAAAATAGATCAAAAAACCGTTCTTTCCCTAGAAATAGCAAAGCTGGCAAAAAATGACCTCACAGAATGGCTTCTAACGCATTTTGTTGAGGTACCGAAGGGTATTAGTCCAATTGTTTTAAATATTGTCTGGCGGGCTTGTACGTGCCTCTGATGCACTTTCTTCTTTTTCAAGCGTTTTTACAAGCCTATTTAAGTACCATTCTGCCTTTAGAACGTCTTGTAGGCCTTTTTTGAGTTCATATCTCCACATATACTTTTGAATGTTACCTTTAAGATAACCTTTAAAAGCTTCAGGTGTCATACTTTCTTCGATAGCATCAATACATTCTATGCTTCCGCTATTGTAATGTGGTGGTGAGTTAACGAGATCTGGTTTATCTAATAGTCGCCCCATACTTTTACTTTCTTTCCTCCGTGATATTCTACCGCATGACCTTCGTCAATTAGTAATTTACAAATGTCTTTCCCATCCTGGGTGTAAGGTATGCCTAGTATACGGCCATACTTACCTTTGCCTAAAGATTTTACTTTTAGTGTAGTGCCACATAGTTCCTTTAGTCTGTCTTTAGCTGCAAGTCCTAGCTTTTTTTCTGCTAAATCTCTTGTTCGTGATTCTGGGGTATCAATGCCGCTGAGGCGTACTCGTTGTTTGTTTAGCCAAACATCAAAACCTAAGTCTATATTGACATCGATTGTGTCTCCATCTATGACTCTGTCTAAAGTGCAATTGTATACAAAAGGTTCTGGGTTACTCATCGCAGGCATACTCCGTTACCTAATAATAAAAAAATAAAAATAGAAGTCACTATTAAACCTGTAACTCCTATAGTCATAATGGTGTCATGTTTCATTTAGTCGTCTCGAATAATATCGGAAGGGTCTGGGTCTGGTATGAGGGCACCCCCTAATGCGCAGACTGCAATTAGTAGTAGTATTGTATTAATCATAACTTTGCTCCTCCCAAGCAAAAACCTGTTAAGTTATCTATATATTGTACAAAAGATATACTTTTATTGGTAAATTCTTTTACAGTAATATTTTTAATAGAAAAATCTTGTGTTGTGTATATAAGATCTTTAGATCCTATTACCAAAAATGCGTGTGTATTGTGTTCTACATGTTTCTGCAGGCATGCACGTTGTTGAGCAGATAATTTTATTGGTATCTTAGAGTTTTGTTTTTTAGGTAGATTTTGTATGTATTTGTACTCAATAAAACAATGTTGATACTTACCAGAATAGAAAGTATCGGGAACACCTCCATGGTAAGGATCGTTTATTTTCCAAGTATAAATATAACTAGGAAGATGTTTGTGAACTTTTGTGATGAAATCCTTTTCTCGCACATCTTGAGAATAACATGTTCGGGCGTGCGACATCAACTGTCGCAGCCCAAATGCACGTAAAGCCTTAATTAGCTTTATCTGCGAAAGACGCATCATAGAAAGCTTTTACACTTTGGTATGCTTCATCTTTTAGCCAATCTACACGAGAGACTTCTATATTCATAAAAGCCTGTCCTTTTCGATTGGATGTTGAAACTGAAGCCATTTTCCATAAAGATGAAAAACGGTCGCCACCAAACTTAGCTATTTGTGTGTTCCATTCTCTGGACACTCGTAGCTTAGATGACGCGCAATCGAATAAGAAAGGTATATCAGATATGGTACCAGTCTTCTCATCAACTCTTAGCAATGTATGAGTTTGAGTTTGAATGATCTCATGGTCTTCAAGTTTCTTACCTTCAGCCTCAAGATAATCAGTAGCGTCTGAGCTGGATTCAAAACTACCAACTAGTCCACCACCTTTTTCTCTTTTTACCCACAGGACAAACTCTTCTTTGAAATGTACGTTTACAACGTATATCTCTTGTCCATAGTTTTCTCCTGTAACAGTGTTAATGAAGTCGCCAACTTCGGCGCCATCCATGTAATCACTATGGTTTTTATCAACTTCATTAGACATCTTTTGAAGTTGCTTTACGCGTGGCACTGAGAGATGTTCAGATGTAACATTCTCATTACCCAATCGTGTACCACTTTGTACGTGAGCTGGTACTTTGCTCGTTACTATACTTATATCGTTCATGGTTATTTCTCCTTTTTTCATCGATATTAATATTAAGCTGACCTGTAATTAATACGGGTCAGCTCCGTGCTTTTGACGCCAGGTACTTCCATACCTGTTGCAATAGCTTCCCTATATGCGGTAGCGGAAACTCGCTTGTGCAATAGCTCAAACTGTTTAGTTTCAGCTACATGCGCTTGCAATTGATCCCAGTCTTCCACTGTAGGAACAATTTCGTTTTTCAACGATATTGTTTGTCCACCATTAGAAATTTTGTCAAGACCTTGCTCTTGCATTCTAATGGAAATCTGTGCCTCTAGTTCTCTTTTAGAAGCATTAAGTTCTTTTTCTTGTGCTTGTATTTCTTTGATACCGTCTCGCACTTTACCGTATTCAGCTAATAAATCGTTTAATTTCATGACACCTCCTTAAGTATGTGTAGTAAATTTTCCATTCGCCCTAATTTAGTATTAAGTTTCTTATATACTTTTGGCTCCCAAGTATTCTTAGCTTGTATAAGAATAGTTTCTGTTTTTTGTGTTTGGCCTGCTCTATGTATACGTTGATTAAATTGTTGAAAATGTTCTGCGTTGTAAGTAGGTGAACACCATATTATAGTTGTTGCTTTAGTAAGAGTGAGTCCATGCGATGCTGACTGTGGGTGGCAAAACAATGTACGTATCTGACCTGCTTGAAACCTTTGCACGATATCTTTTCTACGTTCAGCTGGAACAGTCCCATCTATAACTTCGTATGATATGCCTTCTTTTTCTGCTAGCTGTACTAGAGCATCACGTTCGTGTCGCCAGTTGAATGCTACCAGCGAGTGTGCACGTTGAGATACAAGTGTCATAACTATGTCATACCGCTCTTGGTGTATGAATTGGACTAGACTGTCGTCATCGTATACGGCGCCAGTCACCAGCTGCAAGAGCTTTTTGACACGAGAACCTGCATGTATTGCATTTACGGTTCCAAGTTTTGTATAAAGTACAGATTCTTTTGCTAGCGTGTCGTACATACGCTGCACCGCTGGTGTTAGTTTTGTATTGACGGTTCGTGTAACGTTGTCAGGTAGATCTATACAATCAGATAGTGCAAATCGTATTGATATATCAGATAGTCTATCTGCAATAGTTTCTTCTATGCCAGGTTTATCTATCCATTCATTAGCAAAACCATTGAACTTTGGAGTGCAAACTTGATTTCTAAATGCGTAAAATCGACCACCAAGTCGTTCACCGTCATCAACTAGATAGGCTGGATGCCAAATATCTAGAATAGTATTACTATTAGGAGTACCAGACATGGCAATCCTATTAGTAAAATATGAGACAAGCTTTGCGAGATTTTTGGATCGTTTAGCAGTTCTATTTTTGAAAGCGGTGAACTCATCAATAATGAGTGTATCGAATCGCTCAATGAACTGTGTATTTTTTTGTAAAAAGTTGACAGCTTCGAAATTAGTAATGACCATTTCGAGACTTTCATCTTTGAAGATTTTTTCTCTGTTTTTGGCATATGCTACTCCATACTTTATGTCAGGTTGAAACTTGTTTATGTCCTCAACCCAGGCCGCTTCCAATATAGAAAGTGGGGCCAAGACTAAAGTCTTACCTCCAAGTATAACATGTGCATCTAGACATGCACGTGTTTTACCAGTGCCTGGGTCAGACGTAATCATACATTTTGGATTGTCTACAATGAAGTTTGTAGTTTCAGTTTGGTGAGCATAAGGCTCTGGAATATCATTCATGTTTCATTCTCCGTTGTTTAAGTATTCGGTGTTATTTAGGTGAATACTTTACCTGTTTATTATATCAGGTTATTGCCCATTGGCAATGAGGTTCTAAACCTTTTCCATAGCTACACCATTTGCAGTTGTACAAACTAGGATTAGGTGGAAATTCTACTGCAGTTGTCATAGCAATTGCTCGCTCATGTAGTTTTGGCATAAACACCATAGCTTCATCTCGCGTGTAAGTTTGTTCTGAAGTTGTGCCGTGGTCTATATACCAGATTTCTGTTTTAACAAACTGTAATAATGGATATCTAAAGAAACTAGCTATTGCATATATAAGTGCTTGTTGGCTATGCGATATTTCATTACCTATTTGTTTACCTGTTTTGTAATCAATAACTCGTGCGGAGGTGTCATCTTCATGCACAAACGCATCTAGTTTTATACGCGCCCATACATCAGGATCCATCCAACCGCACGACTCCCATGAACGAGTGAACCCCCAATCTCCTTCTAGTTCTACTTTTGCGTCAATAAAAAGTTGACGTAGTTTTTCAAACTTAGATTCAAACTTACGTAAAGATTCAGGTAATTCACCGAGTTGTCCGTTAACGTATTTTTCTGCTTCTTCATGTATTGCAGTGCCGCGTGCTGCAGCAGGACCGAAGTCTTCTTGTATTCGTTTTACTTTAGCAATGTAAGATCTGTAAGCGCACGATTCGAATGTTTTTAAAGCTGAATAGCTCCAAGCTGGGATGTCTCCTAGTTGTATATCCTCCGTGACCTCAACCGTTGAGATTAGGTCTGGACGATTGGGTTGAGTTAGATTCTTCATCTATAAGTTGCAAATCCCTTTCGTCGAAATGTTCCTTAATTAGTTGTTCACGAACATTATTGTCTAATTTCCATGTCAATACAACCCCCCGGGGGATCCCGGCTGCACGATCTTTGCTTATACGCTTACGTGCTGTTTTTATATTTAGTCTAGACATACGCTTAGAAAACTCTCTTTGCGATAAAGTATTACGACTATCTGTAAGCGCGTCATAGACAACTTTAAAATGTGCTAATGGTATAACAGTCTCTTCTCCTAGTGTAGCAATCCAGTCTTTAACATATCTTTGTGCCGTGCTAATCCCGCCAGCGTCAAAAGTATTTGTAAGAGGAATGTCTAAAACATCTGTAAAGTATTCTAGGTTTCGTGTACGTATCGCATGCGCAGCTTCTTCGATGACCGACATAGATACTTCTTTCATTTCTTTCTTAGCATCGTTTTCTAATGCAGTATGAGCCATACGTGCATCGACCTGGAACTTCTGGAGTACACCGGCCACGATATAAAGTTCTTCTTGTAATACATGCAGGTTATCCAGCAGATCTGGATGCACAACTTCTAGTTTTTCTTCTTGACGAGGCGCAACATTGTATCGTCTGTCGCTGTCTTCTATCTTAACTGCATCTGCTCTGTTAGTAAGAAATATAAAGTTTGTAAAAGATGGTAGCTCGATTTGGTTAGTACGCATAGCTCTGATTGTTAAGTTTGGTTCTGTTATTTGATGCTTTAACTTATCAGCCATTTTGCCTACAGAACCAGAGTCTGCCATACGAAACTCATCTACTACAAGAAAGAGTGCAGTTCTCATATATAAGTTAAATTGTTCTTCTATATTTTCTAAAGCTCGCATTGGGGTTTGTTGCTCACCAAAAAGTTGTTTTAATACTTTATGAACAAACAAACCTTTACCAGTGCCAGGTACACCTGTGAATATCCAAGCTGTCATTGTTTTGCGTTTATTTTGATAAATGTAAGCTAACCAATTTATGAAGTGCTCAAACTCTGGTTTACCGTTACCAAGGGCGTGCATCAAGAGCTTGTAAAAATTTGGTGCAATCTTTTGTATTTCGATAGCTTCACCATAGGAGAGTTCTTTTACATTCTCTTCTGCACGCAACATGTAAGGTGTACGACGATATAAATTTACCGAATAGGGTACATCATCCAAGTTAATACCTTCATCACTACTAGGATCAAATACCACACGAGCATCTGGAATATAATCCATGGCAGGGCGACCATGAGACTTAAGAAAATCAGTAGTCGATGCTTTATTTGTGGGTGTGAGTGGGTACTCATCACTAAATTGTTTTTTAGTTTCATCATATACTCCGTTATAGTAAGTGTCAGTGTAGAAGTCACGTAACACTATAGGTTTGTTTTTAGTCTCTGCATCTAATTTATCAGCAAAGATATCAAAAATACTTTTATAAAAGTCTGGGTCTGCTTTTTCTATCTCCCATATAGGTTCGCCTTTGAAGTTGTACATATAATGCGGATTAGTTAGTAAGAAAAAGTACGCACCGCTGTCGCCTCCGTTTACATTACAATTTACATAAGGTTCAGACACACGAGCTATTTGAATAGTCATCTTGTCTGGATTTTGTAGAACTTCTTGAGTTTCACCAGAAACATTGACCGTGGTTACCTTCCCTGTTTTCTTAGGTAGACTGTTCTTCTTCCGAAGATTATCTTTAATCTGCAAACCAAGCGTGTGAACCCTTTCTGGATTCACGCCAATTAAAGATGAGGAGATTTCCAGGGTTGGCGAACCACGGTCAACCTTTATAAATCTTCCCTTTGGATAAGGGTCCTTTACATCTATAAACTTTGGTGTTGCTATATATATTAACTTACTATTGTCAGCAACTGAAGGGTCAAGTATGTAAGATAAACTTTGACCATTAGCTGATAAAGTTATTTGTTCTGCTAAAAAATCACACTCATAATTTAACATGCGTAAGTAATCTTTAAGAGTCTTTGGATGGACGGGCATGTCCATAAGAAAAAATAAGTGTAAAGATGTTTGGTTTTTCTTTATACCCAAAGATGCACTAGCTTGTGCTATGTAAGAAACATCGTGAAATATGTCAGGTAATTGTAAAACAATTTTGTCTGCCATAGCTTGGATGTCATCCCCTGGAGTCGCACGAAGTCCGTCTATATCTAAAACTAATAACTCTGTCGGTGTAGACCGATCGGACATAAAAGCTCGGGGTTCACCTTTGAGTGCACGCTTAAGTGGACCTTTGTGCATACACGCACCTTGCTGGGCCGCTGTGGTAATTACACGAAATAATTTATTAAAACCTTTTTTATCTATAGAGATATCATGGGTTTCTG